CAAGGGGACAAGAATGAATAAAATAATTGCACTAAGAGAAGGAATGACAACTGTTGGAGATAACGCTTTAGAGCACATGGATGAATGGAAATCGGAAATGCTTACTAGCTCCAAAGTTGTGATTATTTTTAGCGATGAGTCAGGTGCTTACAACACCTATTCTGTTAACTGCAATATGGCTGAAGCCCTTGGCTATGCGACTCTTTCACAAGAAATGTTGCTCAATCAAATAAGACCACAATGATTAAAGATACAGCGGTACAGATACTTTTAGAACACTTTAGTGAGGGTATGGTGCGCACTATTGTTGATGCTATTGCTCAAGATGAACGTGAGGAATGTGCAAAAATTATTGATGATTCTTATACAACAACTAAAGCTGGTGAGGGTATACCCGAAGATTGGCTTTTAACTTTATCAGAATTAATTAGAGCAAGGGGACAAGCATGGGATGACTGTTTACCTATATACACTACACCACAACGCAAGCCTTTGACGGATGAGGAAATTAGAAAATTTCAACATCACATGGTTAGTGGAGCTTATCAATATTCGTTTATGCAAGGCGTTCGATACGCTGAATCCGCTCATGGAATTAAGGAATAATATATGACTAAAGAAGTAATTGAATTTAGTGACGAAGAGGATGGTTCGTTATCAATAGAATTTTGTATGGGGAAAGGAAAAATGCTTGCTATTTCCGTTAGACCTAACGGATATATTAGTTGGGTACTTTGTTGGGATGAACATAAAGAATATGGAACGCACAAATTACAAAAACGCGAGCCTATGACAGATTTAAATTTGCAAAAACAAATGACAATATCAAAATGTAAGCATGGTATTTATTTAGACGGTTGTCGTGAATGTTTTCCAATAAACGCAGACAAAGCCATACAAGTAGATAAAGAATGGAAAATATTGCAAAAATCCTTGGAGAAATCAAAGCAAGAACAAGATGAACCTGTGGCATATATTAATGTTGAACAACGCAAACTAGAGTGGGCTAAACCCATTGTTTGGGGAACACCAACAGTAGCGAATCTGCCAAAGATACCTCTCTACACTTACCCCAAAGGATGCGATGAATGTGGGGTTGGTGGTGGTTATGCGTTGTATTGTGTCGGTTGCGCTGAAAAGTTTTTTGGCAATAAAGAATGGGTAGGTTTGACTGATTATGAAATCAAAGGTGTTCTAGGGTTAAGTGAATCTTGGGTTGGTGAAGATTGTAGTATTCCAGACATGATTGGATTTGCAAGGGCTTTAGAAGCTAAATTAAAGGAGAAAAATACATGAAACACAAACATGCAGAACTAATTAAAAAATGGGCAGATGGTGCTCAAATTCAAGTTAAATATGATGATTGGGAAGATACTAATAGTCCTGGTTGGAATGAAGAATTTGAATACAGAATAAAACCTGAAGAAAAGTCTGATTTTGCAGTTTCAGCTAATGTAGTGTTTAAATTAGGACTTAATGGAGATTATTTGGAGTTTTCCAAGACTGGCAAACATAATATTGAATTTGTATTTGATGGCACAACCCAGAAACTGAAAGCAACCAGACCCTATAAAAATGATTGAACTATTAAACAAAAGAAAACTCCAGCTCCAAGCACTTTACAAAAAATGCCCAGACATCCAGATTGTTTACAGGCTTAGGGAAATTGAACTAATGAACAAAAGATACAAAAAATTGTTGGAAATTGAGGTAGATGCCAGTGGTTTTAGACCTGAGCTGGAGGAGTTGGCAAAGGATTTAAATGGCTGATTCACTCATAATATCTGCACTTTTATTTCTTGGAGCATCAATTTTTGCTACTGCTGTTTGGTGTTTTTTGATGTATATAATCTGGGAGGAGGAAGATCAAAAGCTCAAAAAAGCTATCCAAAACAACAAAATTCACTTGACAAGAGATAGTGATTTGGGATAATTGAGACTCCAATTTTTAACTTGCAAGGAACAAAAAATGGGATATTATGGAATGGAAAAAGAGCCTAAAGGGGCTAAGTCATCAGATTCAACTGGTGAAAAGAAGATGGGGCCGAAGTCTTTTGACAAAATGGTCGGACCAAATAGCATGAAAGGCACAAAAGGCATGTCTGGAGAAAAGATGCCCAAGGGTGCTGACTCTGCTGATACCACTGGTGAGATCAAAAGACCTCTAAATGGTGGCGTTGCAATGGGCAAGGCTGACAGCATTGGCTCTAGAGACATGAGCCACATGGGCAAGGTAGATGGCAGAACTGGTGAATTTAACACTGGCTCAAAAGAGTCTGAGTGCTATGTTCATGAGAGAACACCACATATCCAAGACACTATGTGAAAAGCGAAATACCCCAAAGATTCGTGGTCTAAGGGGTATCTCTAATCAACCCAAATAATAAGGATTTGAATTGACTGCTCAACATTGTAAGACTTGTAGGTATTTTTCCCAAGAGGGATTTAGGGAAATGGGTGTTTGTAAAAGATACCCTACTTTCCAAAACAGGAATAGCACAGATTGGTGTGGTGAACATAATCCAATTTTGGCAACCACAATCACATTACCTAAAGTTGATTTAGAGTTGGGTATTGCAAAGCCAGAAATAATTGACCAGGCAGAAAAGAAAAAGCCTGGCAGACCAAAATTAAGTGGGAGGCAAATCCCATGAAACCCATAAAAGACAAGATTATTGTTAGACCTATTCCTAGAATACAGTCCACTTTATATGTCCAGACTGCTGAGGCAGACACAGTAGGGCATATTGTGGCAGTTGGAGATGAGGCTGCTGAGGAAGGTCTAAAAGTAGGGGATAAAATATATTTTGGCACTTTGGCTAAAGACTACAAAGATGAATACTTAAAGTATCATAACTTTAAAGATGGTGATGAAAAACTATTGGTAATGTCATGGCAAGATGTTTGTTTTGTTGAGGAGCAAGAATAATGGCAAAAACTGGACTTTATGCGAATATCCATGCAAAGCAGGAAAGAATCAAAAAAGAAAAGGCTGAGGGCAAACCAGTTGAGAAAATGAGAAAGCCTGGTTCTAAGGGTGCTCCAACTGCTGAGGCATTTAAACAATCTGCAAAGACTGCCAAAAAATGACTAAAAAACATGACAAGCCAATAGAACACAAGACTACAGGAAAGGGGAAAACCTATAACCCTACTGAAAAAGGTGCTGGTATGACTGCCAAAGGAAGGGCAGAATACAATAAAAAGAATGGGTCAAACCTAAAGCCTCCTGCTCCAAACCCCAAGACAGAGAAAGATGCTGGTAGAAAGGCATCATTTTGTGCAAGGATGGAGGGAGTTGTAGCCAAAGCTAAAGGTCCTGCTGAAAGGGCTAAAGCATCACTTAAGAACTGGAACTGTTAATATGCCACTCAAGAAATCCACATCACCCAAAGCATTTAAAGAGAATATTAAGACTGAGGTAAAAGCAGGAAAGCCAATTAAGCAGGCTGTTGCTATCGCCTACAGTGAAAAGAGAGAGGCTGAAAAAGCCAAGAAAAAGAAATGAAAGCCAGTCTAGCAGTCCATCTTTTAATAGCACTTGGCTTTGATGAGCATCTGTTCATGAAATGGCAAGCAGGCAAAAACCCAAGCTATACCAAAAAAGGTACAGGCAGAAAACACAAACAAGGAAAACAAAATGATATTTGAACATGAAATACAAGATGTAAACTTAATAATTACTAGCCTTGAGCACAAAATCAGGGATATGCAAATATTAGTACAGAAACTAATGGCAAAAGCTAATGAGCAAATGCCTGTTCAAGCTCAGTTAAATCCAGTAGCTGAGACATTAGCAGAGCCTGCTCCTGAGACTCATCCAAATAACTAAAAGTTATATTAAAATCAATTATTTATACAAAAAAACAATATGGGTGCTCCATTAGGTAATATTAACTCATCTAAAGGCAGACTTTTCCAAGAAAAGCTGAGGATGATTCTTTCCCAAGAGCCTCATAGAGCTAGAGCTGTTGCTGAGGTTCTGATTAGCAAAGCTGAGGAAGGAGAACCTTGGGCTATTAAAGAGCTAATGGATAGGATTGATGGGAAGGCAGTTCAGGCAACAACTCTTGAAGATGCAAGTGGAAATGTCATCATGCCTCATCTTCAGGTCACATTTGTAAAGCCAGATGGAGCAGAGTGAACTTAATCAAGCTATTAAAAAGGCTGAGTTTCCAGTCAAGCTCCAGTGCCTGTTCCAGCCATCAAGGTATAAATGTATCTTTGGAGGCAGGGGGTCAGCAAAGTCATGGTCTGTTGCTAGAGCACTGCTCATCCTGGGTGCAAAGCAAGTCCACAGGATTTTGTGTGCCAGGGAATTTCAGAACTCCATATCTCAATCAGTTCATAAGTTATTAAGTGACCAGATTGTTGAACTAGGGTTAATTGGGTTCTATGAAATTACCCAAAACTCTATCAGGGGGGCAAATGGGACTGAGTTTGCCTTTGTGGGACTGAAGAATAATCCACACAATATTAAATCCTACGAGGGTTGCACAATTGTCTGGGTAGAGGAAGCTCAGGCAGTCTCAGCAAGAAGTTGGGATATTCTTATTCCTACTATCAGGGCAAAAGACTCAGAAATCTGGATAACCATGAACCCAGAGTTGGAGTCTGATGCCACATACCAGAGATTTATTCTAAATAAGCCTGATAACTGCATCACACAAAAGGTGAATTGGTCAGATAACCCTTGGTTTCCTGAAGTCTTAGACCATGAGAGAAGAACTCTACAATCTAGAGACCCAGAGGCTTACAACACAGTTTGGGAAGGATTGTGTAGGCAAACTGTGGATGGAGCTGTGTTTGCTAAGGAAATGCAAATGGCAGAGCTGGAGGAAAGAATCACTAAAGTTAGATATGACCCTACCAAGCCAGTCCATGCTGTGTTTGATCTTGGTTGGGCAGACTCCACATCTATTTGGTTTGTCCAGTTCATAGCTCAGGAAATCAGATTTATTAGGTATATTGAGGATAGTCAGCAGACTATGAGCCATTACCTAGCACTGATGCAGACCTTTGGTTATGTCTATGACACACTCTGGCTACCACATGATGCACAGAACAAGACACTTGCCGCGCAGGGCAGAACAATAGAGGAAATTGTCAGAAATTCAGGGTTCAAGACCAAAATAATCCCAAGAACTAGCATTGTGGACTCTATTAATGCCTCCAGAACTATGTTCAGGAACTGCTTTTTTGATAGGGATAATTGCTATGATGGCTTGCAATGTCTCAGGCATTACAAGTATGAAGTTGACCCAGAGACAAAGGCTTTTAGTAAAAACCCACTTCATGACCAATACAGTCATGGAGCTGATGCTTTTAGGATGGTTGCTTTAGGTGTTCAAGAGACTAGACCAAGAAGACCAAAGCAAGTAAACTATGCACCACCACAATCATGGATGGCACTATAACATGGCACTTGACCCACTAGAAACAGATTATGACCCCATCATAGATGAGGCAAAGCAGTTCCTGAAGTTTGCTAATGATGCAGACACAATGAATAGGCAGGAGGCTCTGGAAGACTTGAAGTTTGCAAGTGGGGGCGATCAGTGGCCGGTGGACCTACAGAACAGCAGAAACCTAGAGTCCAGACCAGTTCTAACTATTAATAAGCTAGATGGCTATTGCAGGCAAGTCACTAACCAGCAAAGACAGCAAAGAC